AGGTGTCGAGGGTGAAGACGAACACCCAGCGTGGGTCGCCGTTGTCGTAGGTTTTGACGTTCCCTGCCGGGTCTTTGTCTTGCAGTTTCGTCACTTCGGTGACGACACCTGTGTGGGTGTCACCTACCTTGGCGAACTTGAGTGCAGGCAGCTTCGGGCCACCTGACGTTGATTCCATGAACTCATCGGACATTGCTGTTCTCCTTGATGATGTAGTGGTTGCTTACTGGGATGTATTCGAGTTGCACCCGGTTGGCGTAGATGTCTTGGAATGACGACCAAACTCGTTCGGCGTCAACCCATGACAAGTCAGCCAGGGCTTCTCCTGCGGTGTTGTATTTCTTTCCTGTGCGTAGTTCGCAGATGCTACGCACGAGGTCTTTGTCCACATGTCCGTCGTTCTCAGCGATCTCCAGCAGGATGCGGGCGATGCCGATGCGGCGTTCGGTGGGAGGGTTCATGGTAATGGAGCCGTGGGCTTCGTCGGCGATGTCTCGGATGACGAGCCGTGATTTGTCGTCAAGTTTGGCGAAGCGGGCTTTGAGGATGATGACGACGGATTCGTCTACGAGGCGACCTTCGGATGAGGAGGTCATTTGGTGACCTTCTTTTTCGCTGGTGCCTTCTTCTTGGCTGGTGCTTTGGTGATGGGTTGGAGGTCGGGTTCGTTGTTGGGGAGGAAACCGGCAGAGAACTCGGTCTCCAACTGATCCAGTCGAATCATCAGGATGTCAAGTTGTTCCTCGTTGAGGTCGGGCAGTTTCACACCGGGTGCAGGCCAATGCTTCTTCAACAACTCTTGTGCTGGGGCTGGGAGGTTCTTGATGCGGGTGAGTGCGTCGGTGCGGTTGAGGTCGGGTGCTGTAGAGGTGGCGACTCCGGTCGTGGGCGGAATCCCGTCGTTGGCCGCCACCTCCACATGCACTTTGATGTGCAGGTCTTTTCTTTTGCGCCATGCTCGAACGTCCATGGCCATCTGGGCTGCTTCCCACCCGGCGACGAGGTCTACTTCGTAGAGGGCGAGTTCACCTTTTCCTGCTGGCAGGTGGAGGATGACGCCTCGGGTCTTGTCGATGTCTGGCATCGGGATGTGCTCTTGGGTTTGCCAGTTGTAGATGTATTCGGCGTTGGCGTACATCGCCATCTGAACCGCAATGGCGTTCATCGCATAGTCGATTGAGCCGGTCTTCAAGTCAAACACCTGTTTCTTTTTGCGGGTGTTGAATCGGGCGATGCGATCCGCCGTACCTGCGTACTCATACTTCTCGTTGACGAGGAGCACTTCAACGAAGCGTGGGTCAATGATGACGCCGTAGTCGGTGATGCCTTTGAGGTAGGCGTCAACGTCGGTTTGGAGTCCGGGGAGGATTGCTGGTTTCTGGCCGAGGTCAAGTGCTTGGGTGAGTGAGTGGAGTGCGGTGCCGATGTTGGCTTTGCTGGATGCGCCTGCTGCTTCGATGGCTTGTTGGACGATGCGGTCGAGTGCGGTGCGGTCTTCGAGTGCTGCTGATGCTGCGACGAGAAGGTCGTTGCGTTGCACGAGACCTGTCGCAGTCATGCGACCTTTCCACGCTGTGAGTGCTCCTTCGTCGTCCAAGCATTTGGCGATGGTGGTCACTCGTGGAAACGATGTCTGTTTCCCACTGCGTGTCGTGATGAGGTATCGACCCCATCGGTCTTTGGGTGCTTCACCTGTCGTGAAGTCATCGGTGGCGGGCATTGGCGGGCCTTTCTTGTAGTTGGGCTAACTGGGGATTACTGAATGTACCTTATCGGTCGGCTGTTGGCTGGTCAAGCATAGCGAGAAGCTCCGCCCACACTTTGGCTGGCATGACGGCATACCAGTCGTCCACGTCTTCTGATCCTCGTCGCTTGATGATGACTGCTCCTGTCCACGCACGAGCGTTCGCCATCTCTACTTCGAGTTCTCGGATGTAGCCGGGGATGTCAATCTTCTTCTCGGCTTTGACTTCGATGCAGACGCCTGGCATTCCGTCAATGTCGCCACGGTCGTCAGTCCAACCGGCACGACTCCGCTCAGCGTTCACCCAACCGAACTTGCGCAACCATTTGGCCACGAGCAGTTCGGCACGGTTGCCTTTACGTTTGTTTGGATGTGCCACGAAGCCTTATCCTACGACGAGCCTCACGCCTGCGTTCCGTGGTGGTCAACCCACCCCAGATGCCAACTTCCTCGTTCCTGATTGCGTGTTCCAAACAGTCGATGCGCACGGGACATTTGATGCAGTACGACTTGGCTTCAATGACGAGGCGTCTCACGCCTTCCTCAAAGAACAGGTCGCCTGATTTGCCGTAGCACGCTGCGTGCCGATACCACGCTGGATGTCTGCCGATGAAGACGTTGTCTTCGTTCGTCCAGTTAGCGATTGGTTCGTCGGTCACGGCGCTTCAAGATTTCGTTGAGTCGATCAGCGTCACGCTGCTGGATGAGTTGCGACCATGACCGGACTGCTGACACGAATCCGATGACGAGTACCGCAATGAAGATTGCGATTTGCCAGTCGGTGTATTTGTTGTCTGGGTTCTCTGGTCCGGTGAGCCATAGTCCTATCCATGCGAACATGAACAAGCCGTTCAGTATCAGTTTTTCTTTTGGTTTCATGAGCCCTCCTTGTGGGTCAGATTCGACCTTACGGCATTACTGTCCAAGACTGGTGGATGCTAGGTGGCGGGTGGTCCAGGGTGTCCAGCCTCCGTACTGCCAAATGGCGAGGGCTGCTCGGGCTGCGGTGTGTGGGTCGTGCAAGTTAGCGCAAGTGCTAACGATGCCGAGGTGTTGGAGGTAGCCGTTCGGGTAGTACCGGTTGGGTCGGCACCATGAGGTGGTGTGGATTTGGAAGGCTGTCCACGACTTGCCTTTGTCGCCTCGGACGTCGGATTGGCATCGGGACTCGAAGTAGGTCACTGCCCCAACCATCGGCAACTCCGCCTCAGGCCAACCGACTTCTCGGGCGACGTCTATCCATCCTGGGCAGGATTGCCCGTCAGCGACGTTGAGAGGGCGTCTGGGAGGCGTTGGAGGGAGGGTGGTAGTCGTGGTGCTGGTGGACGCCACAGGGCGTTTGGTGGGCTGTTGTGGGGCTTCTGCGGCCATGGCTGGGACGAGTCCGAGGATGGCTATGAGGGTGAGTGTGAGGGTTGCGGTGAGGGTTCGCATGAGGTGACCTTTCGTGGGTGTGACCGCATCAGCCAAGGAGGGAAACTGATGCGGGGTAGTCAACTCGTGACGCCCGCCGAGGCCGAGGACTTACCGTCCTTGAGCCTAGTGGACACCTCCTTGTGATGTCTAAGTCGAACCCTACAGGGTTGGATCAAGCACCCAGCAACCTGATTCCGACGACCATACCGACCGGGATGCAGAGGACTCCATCGACTGCGTCGTCTGATCCGATGGATTGGGCGATGACAACGTGGTCGGGTTTGATGTCTTGGATGAGCCATCCGGCGGTGCGCACGACGTATGGCTCGCCGTCGATGTCTTGAATCTGTTGCCAGGTTGATTCGGCATGAGCGTCATGCCATGTGACTTCGCAGAACTTTGCGCCTTCTAGTCCAGCCATACGATGAACTCCGCAGTCGTGTGACCTCGTTCCGGGCTGACGAAGTGCAGTCGTTGCGATGGCCTGCCCAAGGCACCGATGGTCTCGGTCGCATAGATGCTTCCCGATTCACTCGACCCGGTCACGAACACTCTTGACGAGTTCGGGAGGGTGAGTGATAGCGGGGTGTGATAGTGACCCATGAACGCTTCATCGAAGTACGGCATGACGCCTGAGCTCCATGAGGTGAATCGTTTGATGATGGCGAAGATTGGGGTGGAACCCATGGACCTGATTTCGTCGCCGTGGACGAGCAGGCAACGGTAGTTGCCAATCGTGAAGTGTTGATGTCCGGCGTCGGACATTTGCCATGTCACGTTCTTCAGGTCGGTGGTTCGGTCGGCTGCGACTTTGTAGGCCATGCGGTCGATGTTGTCGCCTTTGGGCATGACACCGTATTTGCCGATCCGACCGTGGTTGCCGTATTCGCAGACGACTCGGAGTTTCTCAAACTCTGAGGCGAAGGTGCGCACCATCTTCTCAATGATTCGTGAGGTCTCAAAGAGCTGCTCAAATAGGTGTGCTTCGATTTCCCATGGTTGTCCGGGAAACAGGTCGGTGTTCTCGACCATGTCACCGCCGAGCATCAGCACGGCTTCTTTGACTGGATGGTCTTGGCGTTGAATGTCAGTGATGCGAATGACTTTCTCAGCGAACTGATCCATGCGACGACCACAAGTTGCGACGTCGTAGGTGGCAGTCTTCTTGCCGAGTTGCCAGTCGGTTGCGTGGATTAGCGCAACCTCGGCCTTCCCTCGTCGCTTATCCACGGGAGGGCGCTTCGCAGGTTGTCCTCGCCCAGATGCCCTAGCCGCCTCATAGGCCGCCTGGTAGACGGCTTGGACGAGGTCGTCGGTTCGTCGTTTGTTTCGGGCTGCTTCTCCTTGCGCCTTTTTGAGGAGGCGTTGGAGTTCGTCAATTTGTGATTGTTCTTCATAGGCGTTCATGAGTCCTGAATCTCCGTGCGGATACGAGTCAACGCTGAGTAGGAGATGGAGAACCCTTGGTTCTTCAAGACCCTGTGGATGACGGAGGTGGCAATGCCGACATCTCGGCACGCTTTCTCGAAGTCTTTCCATCGGTCGCCGAGGAACTCACGGAGGCGTGAGTCGGCTTTGTTGGCGTTAGGACGCTTTGCGGCTTCCTGTTTTACTGCGTCGAGAAACTCTCCCATTCGTGGTCCCTCCTGTTAGGTGCCATTCAATGTGTGAATCCACCTTACCCTCGACACGCTCCACCGTGTTGGATACCCGGTCGAGTACGTCCATCACTGCCCCATGATCCCGACGGTTCTCCTTGCGGAACTTGTCAATGACGGCAACGATGATGCCACCAACAGCAGCAACAACGGCCCCGAGAACGGCTGCGATACCAGCGTCCATCACGCCTCCATCGGGATTTGACCCGACTTCAACCGCTCAAACCGAGCCTTGTAGGTGGCCGCATCATCAGCGAACTTTGGACTAATTTCCACATGTATCCAGTCGCCACCTGGCGCACCCGTAATCGTCTTGGACGAATAGTTCTGCCAAGCCCCACGATCACAACGCCACCCACGACCATGCGGCTGCGGAAAGTAATCCAGAATGCACTCAATCTGCAAGAACTTCCAGTTCGCCACCAGGAACTCCATGACACGCTCAGCGTGCTCACGGCCATTCGCCTTACCTTTGGCACCCATCTTGCGATACGACAAATCAACGGCTCGACCTGTGGCGTGGACGCTCAACGATTCCTTGCCACGCATGTTGCGCACCACCCAGGTACCGTTATTCCACAACGCACCATCCGACCAGGCGTTGATTTGTTTCACGAACTCTTCCAACCCGGCACGCTTACCAGCAGACGCACCGTCCTTGGTTCCCGTGTACGGGCGAGTCATCGCCTTACTTCTTCTTGGTTGGGGTCGCTGATTTGCCATTGCTGAACGCTTCCCGAATCTCAGCAGCCGTCAACTCACCATCGACCGACGCCGCTGCGAGTTTCTGCACGACACCGATGACCGCCATGGCTCCAGCCATGATTGCTGACTTGGCGACACTCACACCGATCACCGCTCCGGTGGTGATTGCTGGGAGGGCGGTGGCGATGAAGAGGGAGAAGAGGCGTTGGCCGATGTCGAACGCCTTTGCGATTGTGCCGTTCTGTTTGATGGGCATGTCAGTTGTCATCTCCGTCTCCCTGTGTTGCTGTTCCTGCCAAGTGTAGTGCGAGAGACAGGAACGTGAAGAAGAGTGCCCAGTTCTGGATGGGTCCAGAGAGGGTCATGATGGTGATGGCTGATGCGCCGAGGGTGAAGCCGAGCGCAAGTATTTCATGCCCGATTTTCTTGAACATCACTGATTCCGTCTACGCAGGCTGGTGCCGACGGCAACAAGTGTAGAAGACACGGCAACCAATGTCCTTCGTTCATCCACCGGGATTGTTGAGCCAATCATCACATACGAATCAAACAGCCCGGTGAACACGTTGATGGCCGACTCGAACGCTTTGCGCACCTTCTTGGGTGCGTCTTGAACTGCCTCAACGATGGCTTCACCGTCAGCAGCCGTCAAGTCCTCAACGCTGATGGTCTCAAAGATTGCCTCGGCTTGTTCTTCGGTGACGACCGCCAACACTTCGGCGCTGGTGGCAAGTTCGGTTGCCTGTTCGGAGGTTGGTTCGGCAGCCAGGACGGTTGCGATGGCTGCGACAATCTCTTCGGCTGGGAGATCGGCGACGTCTTCGAGGAGGGTTTCTATGGCTGCGTCAACCTGTTCTTCGGAGAGTACCGTTTCAGGTTGTGGTTCTTCTTCTGGCTGTGGCTCTTCTATTGGCTCCGGGAGCGTTGTGGTTGTGGGTGCTGGTTCGGTGGTTGTTGATTGAGGAGGCTCAGGCTCGTCTGGCAGAGTCGTCACGGGAACTGGATCAGGAGCTTGCGTCGTAGTTGTCTCCTCTGGTTGAGAGGAAGTTGTAGTCGTTTCTGGTTCTGGCTCGGTAGTGGTCGTGGTGGTTGGTTCGGGTTCGGTTGTGGTGGTTGTGGTTTGGGTTGGCACATAGATCGTGGTGGTGGTCGTAGTGGTAGTGGTAGTGCTAACAGTTTCTTGAGTCGTTGTGGTGACCTGCTCAGTCGTGGTGGTGACGGCTTCAGTCGTGGTGGTTGAGGCTTCGGTTGTGGTGGTCTCAGGTTCCGTGGTGGTGGTGGGTGAGGCAAGCTCGTTGCGGGTGAATGCTTCGTCGGGGACGATGGCCCAACCTGTTTCGTCAATGTTCCAGGCGAGCATGTAGCACGCTCCACCACCCCACTCGAAGAACCAGCCGTCCAACGGTTGTGAGCCTGGTTCGACGTTGAGGGCGACTTGTTCAGACCATGAGCAGCCTTTGAGATTCCATGTGCCAAACTCCGTTCCAGCGATGTTGATGGTGCCGCCGTCGTCTGCTGCGACCATGAAGCGGATTGTCTCGTGTTCTGGGATGGTGATGTATCCGGAGTAGTGAACCATGAACAAGTCCGACCCGCACGACTCAAATGGCTCACCGTTGAAGTTGCGGTTGATGTTGTTCTCTATCTCCGATCCGCACGTCGGATAGAGGTCGTCACTTCGAGTTGGTATCTCTGTCGGCTGGTAGGTGTAGCCGATGGCATTGAGTCCGGGTAGTGGTTCGGCTTGCGCCTGGTATGGCCAGAACGCAAAGATGATGGCGGGGAGCGCAATCAGCGCACGCTTCACGCCTCGACTGTCGGCGAAACGAACTCGTCAGACTCGGCGACGTAGCTGTCACCGATGCCCGCATACTTGGACCTGAAGTTCGCATGGTAGCTCGTTTGCAACCATGTGCCAGTCAGACCGATTGACGCAATGAACGCCTGACCGATCGGTTCTGATTCGGGGAACTCTCCACCACCACAATCGTCATTGCCAATCACAATGACTTCACGCACTGTGCTGGTGTCATCCACTAATGCAAAATGTGCCATTACGCCACCACCAATGTTCCAGTCGAATCCCAGGCATACCAAGTGTAAGAACCATCGGTGCCATTGGTCGTCGTGCCTGTGACGCTGATGCTCAAACCTGTTGCGTCTGCGGTAAGCCAACGCACGACAACACGACCAGAACCACCGGAACCAGTATTTATTGTGTCATGTGCGCCGCCACCACCGCCACCACGATTTGCCGTTCCACTACCGCCGCCTTGCGCCTGTGTACCACCGTTGCCCGCATTAGTTCCACCCGTGCCGCCAGCCGTGCTTCCGCCGCCGCCGCCGCCACCCGAATACGAGATAGAAGTTCCCGTGTAGTTGTTTGTAGAGGCCGCACCGCCAGCGCCACCAGTAGTTCCAGAACCGTTAGCGCCAACACCGCCAGCGCCACCGCCGCCACCACCATTCGTTTGTACGCCGCCAGTGCTGCTGCCGCCATTATTACCTTCGCCACTAACGCCAGCGCCACCAGTATTGCTTTCCCCACCAGCACCGCCGCCGCTGCCACCTACTGCACCACTAGAAGAAGATGCGCCGCCTCCGCCACCATTTGCGCTACCAATAAAAGAACTAGCGGTTCCATTACGACCTAAACCTTGTCCCGTCTGAGAAGCGCCTGCACCACCCGCACCAACCTTGACTGTGTAAGTGGTCTTACCGATGATGCCTGAACCTGTGACGAAACCACCACCGCCACCGCCACCACTAGAAAAGCCAGCGAATCGAGTGTTCGTGCCAGAACCACCGCCGCCACCGACCAGCAGAAAATCAACATTCAGAACTTGTGCTCCAACTGCGACCCATGCTGTGCCGTTCCACACCTGCATACCGGTGGCTGTGGAGTAGGCGGTCATGCCGACTTCGGGTGAGGGTAGGGCTGAGGCTCGTGCTGCTGTGCCTGCGAAGACCATGACGGCCTGATCCATCAGATAGTTCTGGACGTTGCTTGAAGTCAGTACTTCGCCACTGGCGAAGGTGCGGAAGCCGGAACCCATGAGACTAAATACTAACCCAGGCGGTGCCGTTGTAGACCTGCATCCCCGTCGCCGTCGAGTACGCAACCATCCCTGTTTCGGGTGATGGTAGAGCTGAGCCTCGTTCAGCGGTGCCTGCGAACACCATGACCATCTGTTTCATCAGATAGTCCATGACGTTCGTGCTTGTCAATACTTCGCCACTGGCGAAGGTGCGAAATCCTGCTCCCATGGTGTGTTGAGTTTAGCCGAGCCCAACGGTGTCATCATCCAAGGCGCTGGTGTCAAGGATGAATTGGGTGAGGAGTTGGGCTTGGCCGAGGCCGAGTCGGATGCGATGGAATCCTGGTGTGATGTCGTGGGCGAGGTTCTCAATGTACATGGTTTTGGTGACGGTAGTGGGTGCGCCGGTGGTGTAGGTCTTGGTGATTTCTACGAGGTCGCCGATGTCGAGGATGGAGACGGCTTGGGCGTTGGCTGCTGTGAGGCCGTTGAGGATGACGCTCATTTCGTTGAAGCGGACGACCGGGTCTTTGTACTTCGCCAACAGGTTGGCTGCGAGGGTGTCGCCTGCTGCTTGGGTGTTGAGTGGGATGTCGCTGAGGCTGAGTGTGTTGACGCCGAACTCGCTGGTGGAGGTGGTGTCGACTGCGGTGGAGACGGCGAAGCCTTGGACGCCGACTTGGACTCGGTTGTAGAGGGTTTCTGCTCCGTAGCCGACGGAGAGTTCTTGGTAGGCGATGACGGTTCCGGCTGGGGTGTCGGAGAACTTGATTCCTGCGGTGTCGAAGGAGTACGAGATTCTCGGCTGGAAGACTGCTGTCCCGCCACGGTTCACGAAGAATCGTCCGTCCTCTGCGAGCACGACTGCGTCGATGGCGTTCTTGACGTTGTCGTTGGCTTCGTAGGCGACGGTGCCGACGGTGGCCACACCCGTTGCGATACTGCGGGTGGCTGTCGAGTAGGCGACTTCTGGTCGGTCGAGGATGGCTGAGACTCGTGCGGAGGTGAGTTGGCTGGATGGGTTGAAGGCGGTGAGGTTGGTGCGGGCAAGAGCCGACAGATCGTCGACGCAGGTGACGATGGCGAAACTGTTGTCCGGCTGCTGATAGTCAATGTCCAAGTCGTTCACACGACCAACGAACAACGGCTCTTGTCCTGCCGTGCCTCCGTAGACCTGGACGAAGCGTCGTGGAGCGATACCGTACCCGTCCTGCACGAACGGTGACGCCGTGTTCGCCGGATCAAACGAACGCCCAGAAGCCTTGTCATCGAGCACGATGGTTGCTTGACCAACTGGCATTTGTTGAAGTTGATCGGAACGACCACGACGAATTGAAATACTCGTCACGTACTCGGTCACGTCAGCGAAGTTGGTTGAACCATCCAACACATCAGGGCCGTTGAGTGTGGACGAATCCAATGTGAACGCATCCTGCAACAACCCGGTATCCATCAACACCCGATACGTCTGACCCCAAATCGCCGTTTTGGCCACAATCAGACCTCAACGTATTGAGACAATGGACCAGAAACCTTCGTGTAGGCACGCAACAAATCAACTATTTCTTGACCAACCTGAGTGCCTGAAGTACCCATACCCGCATTGACCACAACTTGAACATTCACGCCGCCACCACCAAGTTTGTTATTCGGCACAATGTTTCCACTCCCTGATGGAACAAACATTTCAGGGCCACGTTCACCAACAATGTACGGTCGACCAGATGTCACCGGACCGCCAAAAGCACGTCCAGGAGCACCCGTGCGGGCCACACGCAACTCCTTACGACTAGCACGCAACTCTTCCTCCGCTCGACGGAGATTGTCTGTCGCAGTTGCAGCACCCTCACGAGCATCACGAAGGTCCCTTGAAGCAGCAGCCTGATTTTCTTCTGCTGTGACAATCTCCTTAGACAACTCCACATACTCTTCATCGCCCTCACGAATACCCTCAACAATCTTGCGGTACTCCTCTTGTGCCGTAGTGAGGTCTTCAACTGCCTTAGTTTGATTGAAGATTGCATCTTCAACAGCCGTCTTGGCATCTGACAGTTCACGCTCAGCCTCAGCCAACTCATCCGGAGTTGCACCGGTAGCACGAACCTCAATAACTTTGCGCTCAGCCTCACCAACATCAAGCAGAGCATCACGCAAACCAAACTTTGCCGACACCAATGCCAACTCGGCACGCCGCTTGTCAATCGGCGAAGCCTCAGGGTCCTTCAATGTTTTGGCGAGAGCTTCTTCGGCCTCTTGTACAGCAAGGGTTGCTTCTTCTACATCAAGTTTTGATTTCTCTAACCCGAACTCAGCGTTGGTCACTTCGTTCGGATCGGCTGCCTTGGACCGCAATTCAGCCAACTTTTTCTCTGCCTGAATAACTCGATCCTGAGCATCCTTGACTTCCGTGTTGGCTTTGCTCAAATCTCGTTGAGCCATCGTCAGAGACCTTGAAGCGGCAGCACCCTTCTTTGACTCCAAACCGAAACCACGAATCGCTTGAGACAATTTTTCCTTAGCTTGGACAACAGATTCATTTGCCTTGTCCAAAGCCTTCTGGGCGTCTGTGACTCGTTCAATCGAGTTTCTTTCACCAATTTGTGCCGAAGTAAGGCTTCGTGAAGCAGAATCAAGTTTCTTCTTGGCGTCAGCAATTTTGTCTGTTGCGGAAGCACCAGATTTCAGCGAGTCTGCCACCTTCTTTGCAATGTCATTGAATTGTTTTTCATTGGTGATGTATCGACTCGAAGCGTCCGTAACCTTGTTGCGAGCCAACGCACTCTGCAACAAAGCCTGAGCGGTAGTTCTGACAGCAATTGGGGTTTTTTCAATCTCATCATTTAGACGGCCTTGAGCGGCGACAGTCAGATTGACTGCACCCCGATAGCGGTCAATGGCATCTTTGAGGTCTGTGAAAGAACGGCTTGATGGATCGGTGACTTTGAGTTGAGCTTCAAGAGCGTCAACAATTTGAGCCGCTTTGGTTGGGTCACTGTCCAAGAACTTTCGGAATGTTCTGTCAAGGACCTCAATGTCAAGTTTGATGTCATCGGACAACAGTTGAAACTGTCGACCGAATTGCTCAAACTTGACCACACCACCAATTGCTCCAATCGGATCTAATTTTCTCAAATCTGCCTGGGCAACACTGATGAACTCTCGAATGGCATCTTCTGCTGTTGAGGTACCAGACTCAAAACCATTCAATGCCGCAGAAGTCTTTTTTACCTGGTCTTCAAGACGTCGGTTCGCACCGGTGATTTCATTCAGAATGCTGGCCACTGCTTGAGCAGCCAACAAACCTGTGAAAGCTGAACCAAGTCCTCGAACTGCTACTCCAGTACGAGTAATTTGACCTTCGGCATTTCGCATTGTGACGAGGCCTCTGGTGAACTCATCGTTCATCAAACGCTTCTGGAATGCCGCAATCTTCAAGTATCCGGCAAGTGCCAGTACCGTTGCTGATAGAACACCAAGGACACCGCCAAGTACGCCAACAGCTGTACTGTTTCTGGCAGCCAAATCAGCAAATGTACCCAGGACTTTGACAAAGGTCTCAAATACTGGCAGAAGCGCACTGCCAATGTCTTCCTGTAATTTGCCCAAGGAATTGCGGAAAGCCTGCATTCGACCTTCCGTAGTTTCACGCAAAGAAGCATTGAAGCCTTTGTACGTTGAATTGAGAACCTCAACCAGAGCAGCCGACCGCTCCGATTCGGTTCCGTTCTCAATCATCGCTTTCGTGGCATCATCGAGGACGAAACCAACACGAGTCAGCGCACCGAATTGGCCATTCAAGGCTTGCGCCAACCCGTTGGTCATTGACTTGAAATCTTCCGCAGTAGCAGCGGCACCCTTCTCGGCTACGACATAATCAAGAATCGCTGGGGTCAATCTGGCAATCGTGTCGGCTTGCAAATCAAATGTTGCAAGTTGTGATTGCAAAGTCGTGATGTTGCCACCAGAAACAACACCAACCCGCTCCAAGGCATCTGCCTGATCGTTTAGTGCATCAACCTGAGATGCAGTCGCTTTTCCTGTCGTCAGAAGGATTTGACGCAATCGTTGCTGCTGAGCTTCCTGCTCTGCGGCTGCTCTGACGGCCAGACCAGCACCGGCGACTAGCCCAGTGAATACACCTGCTGCTGCGGTAGTAAGTATCTTGAAGGTGGGGAGGAGTTGTTGCAGTTTGGCATTTGTGATACCGAACGTCTTTTCGGCTTCACCACGAACTGTCTGAAAATCCTTGATGAGTTGCGTTGGGTCAGCCAACAACTTGACAACGAATTGACGCTCAACGGCCATGAGCGGCAATTCTACTCAGTCAAGAACCCATGACTTTCGCAAGCCACGGAACTCATCTAGCAACTTGGCTGCAATTTGTGCCTGAGTCATACCAGCAAACCGATTCAAATCCTGTGGTTCATTCCACCAAGACTCAGGACGCCAATGCTCATTGCTACTTCGACGAGTTTCCGCAGCTCTTGGCGAAGGATAAGTACGAACTGCCGGAGGTATGAAAAGTTCGCCCAACTCGGCATCTAGGAAGTCGCCGTAGCCATACTTCCGAGACGACCAATCAAAGTGACCAACCGGATGTTGAGGAAGGTAGAAGATTCGAGCAGGGTCCTTGGTTGCCGGGTCGCCGACGACGTTGATGCGTTCATGCAGCCGAGTCCACACCTCTGCCCAACGATGGGCAGGAACCGGGTCTTTGAGCGGGAGCACCAAGTGCCAGTGCTCATCGTTCGGGCGATGCGACCATGTGGTGTAGGCGAACCATTCCAAGCCATCCAACCGAGCGTGATCAAACGATTCACCGTCCATGTCCACAACGAGACAAGTCACAGCCTCCACATTGTGATTGCCTCGTGTGGTGCCTGGTGCATAGATGACTGGCGACCACAACGCACGCTGATCCTTGCGCTGGGTTTCCTTACGGATGCACAGACGAGACCACAACTGCACCCACGAACCAGCGAACGGTTTGGGGATGACGGACTTGACGTAGTCGAACCTGACGGCACGGACGTTGTCCAACTTGACTTCTGGGAACATGGCGGGCTCCTTACAGGTCAGCGTAGCGTCAGGTTGCGCCCTTGGCAAGCTCTTTCAGAATGCGCTCAATTTCATTGGAGTATTCCTCAACAATGAATGATTTGCTGTCCCGGACTGCCTGCCAGAAGAAGTAGCCCTGACGGCCTCGATGACGCAAGAACTGTTGAGTCGTCGGGCGGCGACGGCCACCGAACTCGGCACCATAGAACACGTCACCCATGGTGACTTTACGAGTCAACCCAGGACCGAACGCTTTGCCTCTGGTTCGTTTGGTATTGGAACGAGACTTTGACGGATACAGCCTTTGATGGTCAAGTTTGATTGTTGGGATGCGATCACGTCGAGCACGCAAGGCGTTCGCCACTACCTGTGCCTGTGAGCGGCCTGAAGAGCCTGGACGTTGCGCTCCGTGGGGAGGTTGACCGGATGCGTTCTGTTTCGCTTTGTCAACAACATGTTCAGCTATTTTTTCGGACGCTTTGCGTAGGGCTTTGGAGAACCCTTCTTGTGCTTGACTTGCATCACGCAAAAACTCCATGAGACCTGGGGCAGCAAATGCAACTTCTCCTGCTCGACCTGCAGCAACTCGTGTGTATGTGTAGCCCTGTGGTTTTGGTCGTGGTACGAGTGCCATGTCAGCGAGTGTAGGGCGTATTTGGGTTCTGTTTGATTGAACGCCAATACATGTATTTTTGCATTGTCCACAACATTCTTGGTGACTCAGCCAACAGTTGAGATGGGGCGATGCCCGTCTCGCACGCCAAATAGGCGATCATCCAGTGGGCTGAGTCCTCTCCAAAGGGACAATCCTTCCCTCCCCAGCATCAAGACTGATGTTGCTAACAGTCTCTAGCCATTGGTCAAAACTGATTGTCGTCTTGTTGCGCCGTTTTTCTGAATGCCATGCCAACCAGGCAAGATCACGAATCTTGATGTCCTGTTCAACTTTGGACATCGACACGTTGTGAGCTTCCTCGTATTTGACGAAGTCAACAAACTCAGCGATGCATTCTCGTGATTCTTCATCAGGTCCGTAAACCCATAGAACCAGTTTCATGTTTTACCTCCGCAGGGTGAAGTTGTTGTAATTAGGCGCCGACGCTCTTGGTGATTCCGCCGGAGATTGGGAAGGTGACGTCTGCGGTGGCAAGGTCGCCCACGGCTCCGTTCACTGGAGTCCACTCGGTGACGAGCACGCTGAACGTGTACGACGGGTTCGCCGACGAAGCAGCAGCAGTTCCGTTTGGCTTCACAACGCAGGTCACTGCGGTCGAGCCAACCAGTGGGAAGAAGATTCCGTCGATGGCGTTGTAATCGTTGTGGATGCTGAACGTCACTGAATTATCTATGAGACCCGCTACTCGTGTCACTGCCGAACTTCCAAAGGCGGTGGTGGCCACCTCGGCCGCACTTGTGGACAGCGTCAGAGACGCAACATTCGTGCTGATGTCCGTGCCGTTGAACACGATGTTCGCATCTTTGAGGACGAGCTTTGCCATGACTATTTGTCTCCTGCCTTATCGGCTGTTGAGGTTTTCTTTGAGGTTTCTACAACTGGCGTGAGGATGCCCGCTGCAATCAACAACTCTACATTGTCAATGCCACTTCCGTCCACATGCCCACCCGGCTGAACGCCGCTAACCGGAAACGGTCCTGATACGAGATACTTTGCCATGGTCTAAGCGTACACCGTCACCTTGAAGTCCATCGTCAAATACAGGGTGTCGTTGGCGTCAATGTTCGTGAAGTTCCCCGCCGAGTTCACAATCAAGTCATCGCACACACCGCCGAGGGTGCGGTCTGCTTCGATGGCTGCACGCAACGACTGCGCACCCGACCACGCCGTGTACTGATCCAATGCATCCTGGGCTGTCCGCTCCGACGCACGATTCACCACGATGGTGACCGTGAAATCCATGACCACACCACCGCTCGACATGCCTGTCTGATGAAACCGAATCTCGTCCAACGTCGGCCATGCGAACGGAGGGTTCACCTGGTCAGGCTGATAGTCGAAGGCTCGTAGTCCGGGGACGGTTTGGATGGCGGCCTTGAGTCCGTCTTTGACTTGTGCCGGTGTTGCGGGCATTAGGCGAACATCCGCATTCGTCGATACGGCTCAACCAACTGAGCCATGTCAGGGTCAAGGAATCGAGAAACACGGATAGCACCCAAGTCACCAAACCCGGCAACACCCAACGGTGAGTCGTACCGCTTGAAGATGCGTGACGCTTGGATGATGCAGGCTTGGGTGATCGGGTCGGGGACGGTTGCCCAACCCCAACGGGCAGTCACCTGAACCAACGCCTGTTCACCATAGTTCGCATTGACGGTCGGGAACAGATAGTTGCCAACCGCACGAATCTTGTCGTAGGACCAAGTGAGTCCATCCAAGATTCCGTTCAACGGTTCCAACTGATAGTCACTCGTTGCCCATGTCGTATCGAAGTTGCCGTCAGCAAACGACGATGTCTTCAACACGAACCCGGTCGTCGTGTAGAAGTCATCCACATCACAGACGAACTCGGTGTTTGCTTGGAACACTCGTGGCGTAGCCGACGCAGCAGCCCAGAACTGGCGGTTGCAATAACCGTCAATGAGACGAGAAGCTGCACCGGCACAGTTGTCAATCAGCGTGTCATCGAGCGTGTCAGCCGTGCCGATACGCAATGCCGCCTTGATTTGCGCACGAGTCGCATAGAGGTTCTCATTGGCCATACTCGTCCAATCCTACTTGCCAATGAGCCACTGATTCCCAACAACCTCCACCTGCACACCCACCGACTCAGCAAACCTGTACACATCATGGCGAACCGCAGGCCAATCCAAATCATCACCCATCAACAAACCGCCATACGCCAACAAATCCCAAGCAGTCATCAACTCCAAGAACGTCTCATCCTGCTCATGAGCAGAATCCACATACACCACATCCGGGCGATAACCACAAACACGCCCCAACACACGCATCCCCACAATCCCCGTCGCAGGCAAAGGCGTGATGACATCATCAAACCCGGCATCCTTCACATTCGCCAAGAACCGTTGCCGAATCGTCGGCGCACCATTCACCAACCCAAGAAACCGCCACTTCCCTTGACGCACCAAATCCTGCTCCCACGCCCACATGTTCACATCACCCGTGAACGGATCAACACACACAATGTCCACATCCAGACCGAGACGCTCAGCCACCCGTGCCACCAACAACGCCGACCCACCCAACATCGAACCCACCTCAACCCAATAGCAAGGCCGACGTTCACGCAACACCCGCTCCACCAACGACTCCGAGAGATGAGTGTGCGGATACCCGTTATCTGATGGGCCTGCGTCCGCATACACATCCTGCGAACCGAACAACACGCCACGAATCTCCCGACCAATCAGCCCCATGTTCCCTTGAACTTTCTCAAATAGTCGTTCTCCAACACCATGTTCCTGCGCCCATGATGCTCGACGAATCCCACGTTGCGTGAGTCACGAAACTCTGGGAACACCACCGGCACATTGCCTGCCGCAGCCGCATAGCCACGAGTCCATTCCACCTCAGCCTGAATCGAATCCCGTTGCGTCACAGGCGAATACAACTCCACCCGGCTGAGATGTTCCCGTGTGTAGATACCCATGTACATCCCGAAGATGCCTGGGTCATCCGTGACCGACACCGAACCCTCATGCTCGAACATGCGGTCGAAGAACGCTTGGTCTTTCACCACCACCGAATCATGCAGAAATAAGAACCGATCCAACTGCGTGTTCTCATACAGCCACTTGATTTTTCCCAACTCCCATGTTCCACCCTGATGCAACACCAACACCTCACGCTGAATGCTCGCCAAACATTCAGCCAACCATGCTTCCCGACCGGGAGTCGTGGCCACCACCACCGTCTCTTTCAATCCCATCCCAACTCCAGACGCCGATTCAAGTCCCAATCCAACGGCAAATCCTGTACCATGCGCTCCTCAAACAGACGACGGTTCGCATCGAATGTCGCCTGATTCCGTTGCTGAAACTGAGGGCTGGATCGCAGGGTGCTGGAGTTCCGATGGTAGACGGCAGCCGAAGAACGCATGATGTCTACGCCTTTGCGTTGCGCACGAACCTCATAGTCGTTGTCCTCGAAGTACGCCGGATGGAATCCCTCATGAAACAGCCCGACCTTGCGCACGACCTGTGAACCCAACCAGAAGCACGACCACGGTGGCTTCCCTGATAACACAAGGTTTGAGTACGAAGCTTGAAGAAAGATGTCCTCCACCGCCTTCGTCCCGAACACCACATCATGATTCACCACTAGCCAACCCGACGCCGAGCAGGTTGCTTTGATGCCCATGTTCCATGACGCAGCTACGCCCAGATTGCACGGAATCCGATAGTGAAACACACGCTTGGCCTTATCGGTCCGAGGCTCCCAATGAGAATTGTTCCCATTGTCAATCACCACCAAATCACCGATACGACCATCAAACGAATCCAACATGGCATCGACTCGATGATGCTCGGTGAGCACCGGGACGATTACGACTGGGACAAGCGGCACCATTCAGCAATCTCCTTCATCGCAGGCTTCCAATGTGTCTCATACACATGATCCGCCTCATACTGTTTGGCGAACTCCACCGCCTTCTTCGAGCGGCCACGACCACGGGCATACGCCTGCTCCAACGCATCCAGAATGCTCGGCACCGAAGGAGTCAAGAACCACGACTTCTGAGCAGCATCCCAGAACGGCTGACCTTCCACAACCCAACCATCCCCAACCAACTCCGGCTGAGCCGTGAAGTTCGAGACGATGACGGGCGTACCGCACGCCTGGGCTTCCACCACAGGGATGCCGAACCCTTCACCCATGGATGCAGCCAGAAGCACGTCAGCACCGCTGTAGAGGGCTGCCATTGCGTTCTGAGGCAGTCCTAGGCGGTACAGGTAGGCGTCAGCGTATTTGATGCGATGTGGCTCAATCCCGCACATCTCAGCCAACTCCTTCAGGTTGATACCACCAGCCGAACCCATCTCCTCGGAGTGCATGTACAGGACTGCGTCCGGGTGTTTCTGGGCGAACATGCTGAACGCCATGAAGTTCTCGGCGAACGCTTTGCGTGGAGGGTAGACACCTTTGTTGGCGGCCGTCATCATCACCACGAACTGGTCTTCGCCGAACCCCATGATTTCACGACCTGTGATTGACTTCCCGCCATTGTCCTTCACGTTCGGGGTCGGCTTGAACACCGACTCGATACCGTGCGGAACGTACAGGCTGTTGATGCCTAACTGTTCCAACATGCGAGCACCGAACTTGCTCATCGCAATCGGCATTACATTCGGACGTTGACAGAACGCAGCCACCTCCGGCGGACACGGCTGGTGATCGACCGGCACCCACGATGCGATGTTCGGAACCTTCTCCAGATTCGGAGCCTTCAACACCCACACATCAAACAACGTCATCAGCAGTTTGGGCAGGTTGGTGCCTTGCGTCCATTCCATCCAATGTGCGACGACCACGTCGTCGCTGTATGGGCTCATCCCTCTCGGGTAGATTTTGATTCCGTTCCACGTCGACGTTGAGCCTTCGAGGCCGTAGATTGCGTGGATTGCGATTTCGTGGCCTTCTTTGATGAGCCTTTGGACCGCTTGTTGGGTTTGTTGCCCGTAGCCCGTTCCCGCCCACGGGGCGTTGGAGTACCAGAGCGCCCGGACCGCATCCGGGGTTCGACGACTGACTGTTCTGGCAAGTGAGCCACGCCCCGCTGCAAGAGCAGGATCGCCGTCGGCTCGTCCAAGTCCAGAGGGATTCCCTTGATGATGATTCGCATTCACGCAGTCTCCTTGTGTACGCAGGTTGCAGGGTTGGTATTCAGAGTGTTGGTGGGCCGGGACGACCCTGCGTGTTTCGCCCCGACCCACCGAACTCTTATTCAGTCCCCATCAGGAGACTTCATCAACTACGAAGCTTAGGCTCCGGTGTTGTTGATGAAGTACTTGATGTGGCTGGATTGCGGCAGGTTTCCGTCCACTCGCATGGAGGCACGGAAGGTGACGAGATCCGCATTGAATGCGTAGTCGTCGCTGCGATCCAAACGGAGACCGCCAGCCATACGGACGTAGTAGCTGGGGAGGTGTCCGAAGATGACCGACTTGGCTGCCGAAGCCTGCGAGGCCATTGTTGGGTTCTCGTAGACAGGGAAGTTGAGCACTTGGTCGTTTCCGTCTGCCAATGCAGGCGAGAAAACGTAGTA